TCAAGCTTAAGCCCCTGAAATTCCTAGAGTTTCGGGGGCTTTTGCTATCTACGGCACGCAAGGTGTCGAAGAAGTGTCGATAGGCGTACTATCGGTCCATGAACTTCTCTGGCCGAAGGACCGTACACTTCCTGGGGAATCTCATACCCCTTCTCACTCACGACTATGTTGAGAACATCGCCTGCGCCCGATCATTGCATGACGGCACCTTGATCCGCCCAATGGAGGCAGCGGACCAATTCGACAGGGATTCAGATGAATGGGTAACTATCTGGTGGCAAGGTGACCGGAATAGGTCCAGCGACGTACTGGCAGGTATTGCAGCAGCAAACCTAATTAATGAGTTTGTTCAGTTGCAGAGCTTGGGCAAGCCTCCTGAATATGCCAAGCACCTGCTTATTCTGCTGAGCAGGCATTACCACCGCAAAACAGGCCAGAACATCTTTCTCAGAGACGACGCATCAGTGCTATGTGCTGTGGTTGAGGACGCAAAGCGCTACTGGCCAGACCGAGTGTGGGATTTATTGAGGAAGTAGAGTTAGCTCGATTCGCTCTGAATCACTGCAGCTAGTTCTGGACAGGCGGCCACATCCTAGCGACGTGCACCAGGGCGAGAATCCAGACAGCGTCACGCTCAGCCTGATAAACCAGGCGGTAGTTCTCGTGAGGGATCAGCTCTCTAGTACCGGCGACCAAACCCAGCCTGCCCTTGTCGGGAAAGTCAGCCAGTGAGGCTGCAGCAGCGCTGAATAGCTCGTCCATGTGCACGGCAGCGCGAGGGTTTTCAGTGGCGATGTACTCCCAGATATCCAGACGATCCTGCAGGGCCTCGGGCGTCCAAATAACCTGCATCAGTGACCCAGGGCCTTAGCACGGCGAGCGGCGAATTCAGCTTCTACATCGTCATTGGATCGGCCACGACCAGCCTCTACCGATGCCCTGGCAGCAGCGACCTTGCGTTGCACGAATTCATCATGCTCTTTGGCCTGTTGCTGCTGGCGAATGAAGTCGCGCATAAGGTCACGCATAACCTGAGAGGCGGGCCGGTGTGCAGCCTGAGCTGCAGCCATGAAGCCTTCGCGCAGTTCGGGTTCAAGCTTCAGATTGAAAACGGCTTCTTTGGCCATGGTGAGTCACCTCATGTCTTGACTGTATCTACAACGTATATACGTTGTATGCATCTTAAGCTAAGCACCTGGCACAGGAAAGCACTCAGTCGGCCGGGGTGATGATGCCGAGAAATCGTTGGTGATCGCTAGCCGGTCCGAATCTGACGACATCCTGCAGGTGATCGGGCGCAAGATGCGCGTAGCGCATGGTCATGGCCAAGGTGGTATGACCCAGGATTTTCTGCAGGGTGAGGATATTGCCGCCGTTCATGACGAAGTGGCTGGCAAAGGTGTGCCGTAGCACGTGTGATGACTGGCCAGCAGGCACCGGCAAACGAGACTCGCCCAATGCCTTGTCGAAGCTGTTCAGGCAGTTGCTGAACTGGCCATGCTGCTTGAAGTGCCGGTGTACCTGTTGTTCCAGCTCCAGGGCGATGGGAATCGAGCGGACACGCTTGCCTTTGGTGTTCACGAACGTAACCAGCTGGTTGCGTACTCGGTCGGGCGTCAGGGCCTGAGCTTCACCCCAGCGGGCACCCGTGGCCAAGCAGATGGCGGCGACCATGGCGACATGGGGCGTTCGGCAATAGCGGTGAATAGTGGCGAACAGCGTCTCTATCTGGCTATCGGTCAGGTAGGCCAGCTCCCTCTCCTGCAGACGCAGAGGACGGACGCGAGCCAGCGGGTTGGCGTAGTCGATTTCGCCGAGCTGGTGCAGCACGTTGAACACTGAGCGCAGGTAGCCCAGGCGGTTGTTCAAGGTCTTTGGGTTGGCACCGGCTTTGATCGCCAGGGTTCGATACTCGGCGTACTCATTGCCGGTCATATTGATGGCCACCGGATCGCCCAGCTCTTTGGCCATGGTATCCAGCAAACGACGCCGAGCTTCACCATCACTCAGGGTGTGGGCATGCAGTGTTGCCCAGCGGTCGATCAACTCAGAAAGCTTGCGACGATCCTTTGGCTTGGGTGCCCACTCCGGCGCATTGATGACTTTGGCCCTGCAGGTCGCTTCGAAGCGCTGGGCTTCACCTTTGGTTTTGAAGGTCTTCCGGAAGCGCCGGCCCTTGATAGGTTCCACGTCTACTTTCCAGCGACCGTCAGGCAGTTGCTCGATAGCCATCAGACAGCACGCCCCCAGCGCACATGCCGTTCCTCAAGGATGCCTTTGATGTGCTTATACAGCCCGTCTTCATCCATGCCCTTGGCGGCATAGTGGTCGCGGATCACCGGCCAGCACTCCCAATCCTTGAGCCGGTGAAATGCTCGTCTAGCGCCCACTCGCTCCCGTGCCAGCAGGCTGACGAAGTTTCCCAGGAATAGCTCGACGTTCTTCCCCGAGAAGCCTCGCGAGGTCTTGTATTGGCGCTTGTACTCGGTTTCGTCCACCAGGGAATCCACCGGCAGATCCACGCGCACGTCCTCACGGATCAGCGTCCAGATGGGTTCGAAATAACCAGGGCGAGCCAGCAACTTGAACTGACGCAGGCCATAGCGCCACAGGCCGTCTAGATGCGGTGCAAAAGCGGCATAGCTGTTGGTTTCGATGGTTTCGCCGCTGTGCAGGTCGAACGAGCCTGAGGCGAATTGCTGGATAACCGAGTGGTGGTAACGCAGCTCGACACGCCACACGTCTTGCTCGGGGTTGTAGTTGTCCGGGTCGCCTTCGTCGAAGCTGTCGCGACGTTTCCAGACGTTTTCCCAATAGTCGAGCTTGTCGATGGAGCGGGCCTGTTCGGTTTTGTTGTAGATACCGAGCTGGACGCCTCCAGCGGAGCCGAACAGGTACGACTGGCCTTTGCCATAGGTGGCAGACTCCAGCGTCCACTGGATTTCCTTGATGCCGGAAATATCACGGGCAGCACGTGCGCGGCAGTGCATGCGGGCGACCAGATCAGCAGGCGGTTGCCAGCCTTGCAGGTCTAGCGCGAGGTGGACGGCGCATTGGTTGCGCTCGATGTTGGTCAGGACATGGCTGGCGTAGTAGTCGAGGCGCTCCTGCAGGCGCTCAGGGCAGAACTGGTCGATGGCATTGGGCGACACTTCGATTTTCAGGTGTGGGCCGATGTTCTCAATTTTGGCGTTGAAGTTCTTCACCAGCAGGATGATGCCCAGGTCAGCGTTTTGCAGCTTGTACTGGTAGCCAGAATCCTTGCTGACGCGACCCGAGTGCCAGCGCTGGCCAGCGAAATCGACGATGGTGCCGGGCTTGTCGAACAGGCACATGATTTCCGGGCGGATCAGGCCACGATAGAGCTGGCGGACGGTATCGACGCTACAGGCCAGGATTTTGATCTTCGACAGATCGACGATTTCAGCAGTACCAGGATCAACGAAAATTCGTCCTAGACGGTTGTGCTCACCGTTGAGGTCGAGACGGGCAAAATCTTTGATCTTCATGCTTGGGTTTCCTTACTGGCCATTACTTGCCATTTCGAAATCGGTTTATCTGACGTGCTACAGGGACGTCAGCGCGCCTAGCGGTCGGCTAGGCGCGCGGTCCCACCGGCTGCGCCGAAGTGCCCGCGCGCCTGCTCGACCGCCTGCGGAACCAGCGGACTTACTGCATCAGGGACAGCTACCCCTCTTTCCTCGGTGTGTATGGCTGCGGTGAGCAAGACAACGAGGTTGGTTCCACGGGTGCGGACAGAGGTCGAGCGGAAGACGGGACCAATCAGCGGGATATCCGCGAGGAAGGGCACACGGGAGACGGACTCGTCCCGTTGCTCCGATCGGAGGCCACCCAGGAGCACGCCCCCGCCATCGGGCAGCTGCACCTTGGTGGTGATACGGCGGGTGTTGGTGATGATGTCGGCGGCACTGCGATCATCAGAGACGGTCGAGGCGGACTGGTTAACGCTGAGTTCAATGGCCCCTGATGGCGTGATGAAGGGCGTTACATCGAGCGAGACGCCTACATCCTGGCGGACGATGGTTTGAAAGGGATCAGAGGCCGGCGTAGAGCCACTGGTGGTTTGCCCGGTGATGAACGGGACATTTTGGCCGACGACGATGGAGGCGGCTTCCCGGTTGAGGGTGAGCAACTGGGGCGTCGAGAGGATGCGGTTGTTGCCGGTGACTTTGACGGCCTGCAGGAAGGCCGAGAGCGTTGGTCCGTTGAAGGTGAGGCTGAATCCAAGATCGGATTTGTCGGCACCGCGCAGGCTGATCCCGCCGAGGTCGGTTCGGTCGTTTTTGGCACCCACATTGAGGCCGAGGGCTTCGAAGTCGTTGTCGGCCAGCTCAGCCACCACGGCTGTGATGACGACTTGGCGACGAGGCTTGTCGATTTCAGCCAGGACGCTGGCGACGGTTTCGAGCTGCGATTCTGTGGCAGTGACAATGACTGCATTGGACGTGGGTGAGGGGGTCGCCATCAAGGATGGGCCGGACTGCTGGTTTTCACCTTGCTGCGAGCGGAGTACGTCGAGAATCGACTGGTAGGCGAAATCGGATTGCAGGTGCTGGAGCTGGAACACCTTGGTTTTCAGGTCCAGCGGTTCAGGGATGGGCTGCGCGCTGATCAGCAGCGTGTTACCACGTGCCGCGAAATGGAAGCCGGACGAGGTGACGGCGTTGGCGATCAGGGCTTCGAGTTCGTCGTTATCGCGATAGTTGGCGAAGATGCTGATGGGAGCACTGCGGATATCCGAGCCGACCACCACGGACTTGTTGAGCATCTGCGACGACCATTCCACGAAGTCTTGCAGGGTGGCGTCATACAGCTCGATGCGTTCGGCTGCATGCGCAGAGCATGAAGTGACAAGCACTAGATAGATAACCTGCAGGGGAAGGCAATACACCCAGGCGCAGAACAGGAAGAAGGCCACTTTGCGGAAGGCACGAAGAAACATGACGGATCACCTGTAGAGGGAAAGGTAGTCATCGCCCCGAACCAGCAGGGCTTCACGGGGGCCGCGATCACGAACGAGCACATCGCGGGATAGGAGGTCGTCGGACTTGATGCGGCGGCCAGTGCTATCGACGAAGACGTAGAAGCTCTCCCCACCTAACTGGCCGTAGGTGGCAATGCGGTAGTCCGCGAATTCGCTCTCGAGAAGCTGAGCCGTGACGGGCTGTTGCACGGGGTTTGCGCTATGGCTCGCGGGCTCGCTGGGATGGCTGCGGGTGATGGCGATCCCAGCGAAGACGGGCACGCAGATGGCGGCAGCGCTCAAGGCGCCGATGAAGAAGGCGTTGATGACGCGAACACGGCGGAAGAAGATTTTGGTGGTGCGCATGAAGAACCCCAAGCCGCGCTTGGCGGCGGGCAGTGGGCTGTACCAGTAGCCAGGCGGCAGCATGGAGTACGAGCCTTTGTCGTATTCCTTGTCGTATTCCTGGGTGGTGTCGTAGAAGCTGTAGAACTCTTCGCCGCGGTAGAACCAGTCATCGACCTTGGGCGAGTTGAACTTGGCGCCGTACTTGACGATGGCCTGATGCATTTTCGGCAGGCGGCCTTTGAAGAAGCCGAGGGAGAGCACCCGTAGCAGTGGGCCAATCGGGAATGGCAGTTTTATGCGGTCGAGGCGGTTGATGTAGACGACGTGTTCAGCGATGGATTCGCGGATTTGCTTGTCGATGACGCTGACGTTCTGGACGCACAGCCAGAGGTCCCAACGGCGTTTGCGCAGGAACAGGAAGAACTTGAGCAGGTCGGTACGCCCGCCGCTATTCCAGTCGCGGGAGTTAAGCCAGACGCCGGCTTCATCCAAGAAGATGCCGCCGAACTGTTCTTCATCGTAGATATCGCAGCCGAAGCCAAGGCCGGTGAGGTCGTCGGCAGTGGGCAGATCAGGCAGGCGAACTAGGCGCGAGTGCTTGTTGCCGCGCTTACACAGCTTGTCCATTTTCACATCGACGTTCACTGCGACCCGGCGACCTTGCTTGAGGTAGGCCAGGATGCGCATGACGCAGAGTAGGGTTTTTCCAGCACCGAGCTTGCCGGTGACGATGTAGACGGCCATGGCAGGGCTCAGGTGTGAATGAGTTTTTCGGACAGCTTGGTCACCCAGTAGAACGCCAGTGACTTGAGCTTGAGGAAGACCAGCAGGGAGACGCAGAAGGAGAGGTTGTCCGGCAGGAACATGCGTCCGACGATGACCAGATCAGGCGCGGCAAACGAGGCGAGGCGGGACACCACGTAGTCGATGCCAGCAGCCAGGACGGCAATGGCCGAGCCGATGGCGGCCAGGATCAGCAGGAAGATAGCGACCTTGCGCAGCAGAGCGGCAGCAGCCTGCAGGACGGGGCCGAGGATGGGCATGATGAAGCCCAACAGGAACTTGGCCAACCAGGCGAAGGCGTTGGGAAAGAGCTTCTTGAAGAAGTTGAGTAACCAGCCCATGGCTTAGGTGCTCCCTTTAGGTTCTGTGGCGGGCGTCTTCTTGACGGAGGGCGGCGTAGCCGATGCGCCATGCACCGATAGCGGTCAGGCACCAGATCACCCATTCAAGAATCGGTTTGTAGGGAATCAGCGCGCAGACCGGCAGGCGCAGGTTGGCGGTATAGCCGGCCAGGGTGAGCGGGACGATGTAGTCAGCGCAGGCGACCGGCGAAGGCAGGATGCTGTGCATGAAGTCGAGCCCGACAGCGGAGCCGTCAGAGCCGAACCATTGCCCGACTTGGTTGGGCAGTTGGTCAAGGACGGTTTCGACTTCTTCATTGCGCTCTTCATCGACGGTTTGCATCTGAGCCGTGAGCGAGTCGGCTATGGTGTTGCCGAGCGCAGCACCCTCAGCTTCGGCATCTGCGGGGGAGCCGTCAGGGTCGCCGGAATCGTCTGAGCCTTCGCCGCTCAGAAGGTCGAGGATGTCTTGCAGGATGCCTTTGGACTCTTCGACCTTGTCGCCAACGGACGCAATGGCTTCGTTGGTTTCGCGCATGTCAGTCGGCGGACCACCGCCACCCACGTACTTGGTGTCATCAGCAGTGCCAGGGGCCTTGGGGTCGTTCTTGTCGTTACCGTCGGCGTTGCCGCCGTTGTACGGATGGTCGGAAGAGTTACCCGGTATGACGGAAGGCGGGCTGCTGCCACGCGGGTTGCCGGTGGAGATGCATTCCATCTTGCCGTTGACGAAGGTGCACTGGCGGGAGGTATTGGGCAGGCAGACGAACTCACCACCAATCTCACCGCAGGTGTCGCCGGTCTGGTAGCACCAGGGATTGCCCTTGTAGACGTCGCACCCGGCGTTGTCGGGTGATAGGCATAGCTCGCTACCGCCGAAGTCGAAGCAGGGCGGCTGGTTGCCTTCGGGGGTGGCATCGGCATAGGCGCCTTCGGGGACTCCAGGCGTGCCCTCAGAGGGGGCTTGGCATTTGCCGGTGCCTTGATAGCGGGCAACACAGATGCCGGTGCCGGAACCGTCGAGGTTCTTTTTAACGCGCTGATTTACGCCGAGTTGCGGAGCCGATACGTATTCGCCACCGTCGATGGAAACCACAGAAGGGGTGGAGTAAGCACCGGAAGGAGAGGCCGCGCAGTCAACTGCGGCGAACTTCATTTGATCGAGATGGGTGGAGCAGTCGGGCTCAGGCTCAGGCGTGATGCACTGGCCGCCCACCATTTGTTTGGGAGGATCGCAGGAGGCGTTGCAGGTAAGACCGGTATTGCCATAAGCGCAAGGTTCTGAGCCCTGAATCAGATAAGCGACGTGATCCTCTTGCCCCCAAATAGTCCGATAGCACCAAGTACCGGCAACACGGTATGTGGCATTAGCGTTAGGGGTATAAGACTGACACGCGGCAATAGCACTGGAATACCGTTCAGGAAGCACGTTGCCATTTTTAGGCTGGAGTTGCCAAAAAGACACCGTCGAAGCAAAACCAAACTGCCCCCACCCCATAAGGGCGAGGGCAAGCAACAGGCGAAGGCTGATAGCCGCGCGCATCTATCAGCCTCCTCAGCGGTTAAGCACCAGCGGCGCCAAAGACGCTGCGGGCCAGCTTGAACAGTGCCAGGGTGCCGCGGATGATGCCGAACAGCACCGCACCAGCGGCAACCAGGGTGCCGAAGGCGGTGGCCAGATCGGTGAAGACCTCGAGGAGTTCCGGTGGAACGGTGATGGCCGCATTGGCCGCACCGGCAGTCATGCCAGCGGCGGCAACGGTGAAGGTGGCAGCCGCTTTGGCGCCCAGTGCTTTACCGACACTGGTATCGCTCTGTGCAACCTGTTCGCCACGGATGGCGAGTTCTTTCTTGGGTTGGTACATGGTGAGTTTCCTCAGTTGGTTGATGCGTCAATCATTTCTTTCCAGCCGAGCCGGAAAGCACCCCAGGCGACGCCGATCCCGAGAGAGCCGATGAAGAGCCCAGCGATAACGAGGTATTGCCCCCAGGTGAATGCCATTGCCCGTTACCTCTGGTGCCCGTGAATGAGGCCAAGGGCGGCCAGATAGACCATCCCTTGAAGGAATTGCAGGGCCCACAGATCACCGAGGGTGACGTTGGCGAGGTAGCTTTCGAGCGATCCCATACCGGCACCTATTGCGGAGAGTCTGTGAGCGCTGCGCCGTCTTCTTCTTGCTCAGCCAGGGCCTTGCAGTCAGGGCAGACGGCGTAGTCAGGAGCCATGCCGAAGTCAGCCGCCCAGTCGTCGGAGTGGGACGGCTGGGCGATGACCTGGCCCATGTAGGCCAAGCACAGGTCACAGAGGACGCGACCGTGGATCAGCATGGCGATGGCCTGGGGTTAGGCCTTGGCAGCGTCAGCCGGCTTTGGCTGTTGCTGGCTTGCTTGCTGGGTAGCAGGCTTGCCGGCTTGGGCAGCCTTGGCGGACTCGACGTGCAGGACGATGAACTTGCCAGCGTTCTTGGAGCCGCGTTCGATCTCGACTGTTACGCGGGCGGTTTCCAGCACGTCGAGGCCTTTGCAGGCGTTCCACACTTCTTCGCGGACGTCTTCGGAAACCTGCATCGAGAGCAGCGAAATACCCACGTCTTTTTCGCCGTCCGGTTCGTCGCCCAGGTACAGCTTGACCAGATCCACGTTGTCGAACTTCACGCGCTCAGCGCTGATGAATGCCAGTTCCATAGTGGTGCGTGCCATGTTGTGTTTCCTCGCTTGGTTGCGCCTTATTGCGCGGGTTTGCCTTTCAGCAGGCCGAGCGGGTCCACACGGGCAAACTTCTCGTTTTTGCCCAGGTGGGGTTCTCGACTTGCCGAGGTTTTCAGTTAGCGCCGCTGGTGCAGCGGGTTTGGTTCAACACCAAGGGCTTTGCCCTTGTCATCCCACTCTTGCCGCAGAGGGCTCGGGAGCGCGGGGCGGTGGAGCTGCCCCACACTCACGAGCGGAGGCTATTTAGGGTGGTGGGTGTTCAAGGGTTCGCTCCGCCCGTGCTTCCGTTCGCCGGATCGGTGAAGCGTGATCCGACGAGCCGGGAGCGCGGCCCTTGACCGGTTCAGCATCGGTGGCGTTGGCCGGATCGCTGGTAGTGCATTGTTCGGCCACGTTGGCGATGGCGGTTTCGAAGGCGTTGCCGATGGCCTGGACGCTTTCCTTTAGGCCGACCAAGGCCACGAGCGTGGCGGCGATGGCGCCGAACAGGAACGGGGTGATCCAGTGCCAGAGCAGGGCGACCAGATAGCGGCCTGCGCGGAAGGAAACGGTCATGCGTTCACCCCTAGAACGGAAACTCGTCCGTTGGCACGGAGGTGGAGCTTTGGAAGGCAACGCTCCAGAACGCTGGCGGTCGGCGCGGTGGCTTGTGTTTCGCGCAGATGAAAGCCGGCTTCACTTGCCAACGTCCGGTCAATAAGTCCCTTGAGACGTGCACGGGGCGGCAATGGCTGCATGGTGTGGACGGGCAGGCTTCGGGTTGAGCCATCGCGCGTCGGGACCAGCACACAGAGCAGTCGCAGTTGTCGGCGTGCGGCTGGCGAACGTACTGGCTCAGGCTTTTCATTAGCAGCCTCCAATGCTTGGCGCTTTGCGAAGTCGGCGCCTTGGCCGTGGGCGAAGTCGTTGCAGCTGGTGCAACCGCAGAAGTCGCCACCGCAGTCGCAGCGGTAATCACCGAAGTGGCCAGACTCGGAGTAAGGGCGAACCTGCAGGCAGTCCTGGCAGAGCATCAGAGCGGCGGTTTTCGCTAGCTGGGCAATCATTCAACCCACTCCTCTTCCATAAGCTTTTTGGTCAGCAGGGCGACGTTGACCATTACGTGGCGGCCAACCTTGAGGTGTGGCAGGTAGCCGTTGCGCATCCAGCCGCGAACGGTGTCGTGGTCTTCACTCATGCGAATCCAGTTTGCGAACTCGCGCCACGGCATCATCGGCGGCGGGTTCACAAGGTCTTTCAGCGTCAGGGGGATTCCTTCCATCGGAGTGGCCTTTGTTGCACTATGTTGGTCTTTGTTGCGCTACGTCTTGGTCACCATGCAGCGGATACCTGGCGTAACCTACAGTCGTAATATACAACGACGGTGGGTGCCATTTGTATATTACATTTGTAGATTACTAGATCATTATGGAATCAATAGACGACCGCGTTAGAGCACTTGTCGATAAGGCAGGCTTAGACGAGCTGGTGAAGAAGACCGAAATCAGCGGGACGCGGTGGAGGACTGTCCGCTACGACAAGCGGACGAGGATTAGCACTCAGGAGGTAGAGGCGCTCACACGTCTCTATCCTTCATATGCTTTGTGGCTGGCCAGTGGCAACGTGGCCCCCGAAAGCGGCCAGACAAGCCCCGAGTACGACGAGGCCAACCGAAACTTGACCGATCAGAACGCGGGATAGCGATCACCCAGGAAGTAGCTAGGCGCTGGTATGCCCGAAGGGAGGTGGGTAAAGAATGAAGAGAACAGCCATATTGGCACTGGCCATCGTCAGCCTTGCAGCCAACGCAGACGATCAGACAGCCCTGTCCAAAGCCATCGACGCGATCAAGCCTGCCACCAACGCGGCCGGCGAATACGTCAGCAAAAGCATCATGCAGAGCCTGTCGGGCAATGACACCGCGATGGGCCGAGCTGCACGCGATAACCTCGAGCGTCAGGCCAAGGCCGAGCGGGAAGCCAACCGCGGCACACGCAAGACCATGAAAGAGTGCATCAAGCCCGGCAACGTTATCGATGAAGACGTGCAGGAGTGCATCATGGGTATGCGGGAAAGGGACTGGTAAAACTGGAAAGAAAGGTAGGCGGACGACCCGCCTACCTGGCTGATTTTAGTGAGATGGAGCGCTGCGCCAGTGAGCGCAAACGTTTTCCATGCGGCCGAAACGCTTACGAGTGTAAGCGGTCACAAACACCTGTTGATTGGTAATCATAAGGACACCTTTCCAAGGTTGTTCGTGAGGGCGATATGGATTACCTCAGGAATGTGCTATCCTCGAAATGCTAAGGCGAGGTAATGGCAGAGGGACGCCCTCAACTGCCATGCCAGGCCGGTTGCAATAGATTTCCTTTACCAGAGGCTCTAAAGCAATCAGCTTTGCCTGCCACGCCCTAACTTGAATCCTTCTGCCCAGATGGTTCTTTCAAGTTAGGGCGTTGTCTTTTATGTGCCACCTAGATTGGCAAGCGACTGATCTAGATGGCCGAGACTCTTCTCATATTAAATTCTCCTCCTCAGTATCAGCTCGATAGTTCTTAAGAATGAACTGAGTTAGCTCTATCACCTTGCTCCATTGACGCTCATTTAAACCTTCTGGCAAATGAATCGAACCGTCAGGCATTCCCCATATTGGAATTGGAATATGGATCATGCCAGTAGCGGGCTTATTATGATCAGCAACTGGAGCTATAGGTGCCTCGGGGGCTGGTGGAGCTTTGACTTGCCGCTTCTTTGTCGAGCCGTTGCTAGAGGAGGAAGGGGCTTTAACATGAGGGCTAACGACTATTCCTGCAGTCTTAGCTGCCGACAAAAAGAAGGCAATTGCTTTTGCAAGAGTAGAGCCTGAAACCTCGCACTCCCGGAACTTGGCAGCCATCTGAGAAGACGTTGCGTTCTTCAAATTGAAGGAGCCGTCCATGATGAAGGTATAGCTACGCTCCATCATCGCCTTAAGTATCGCCTTACCTTCCTCTTCATTCGCCCTGACATATTCATGAAGCAGATGAGTTGGGACCTGCTGATCATCAACCAAATCAAAGAACTTAAGAGTAGCTATAAGCGCAGACTGCTCTGAGCCTGACCGTTTCGAGAGGAAGCTGCGGTCAATTACCGCAGGCATCACGGCGTGCTCACGAAGCTCGCTGATAAGAGTCTCAAAGCTTCGATAAGAGGTGTAAGGCGGTCGAACAATCTTGTCTGCCATGGTGTTCACTCAACGCATGGTTACCGATGGAGCGCATCATAAAATCAAGAAATGCATGAGAGCAAGCGCAAAATTCACAAAAACCTAAAAAGACAGAGTGCTGCGTTTTTTGCGTATAAAGCAAAAAATCCTGCAGACCTAGTGCCACTAGGCTTTAAGCCATTTGTGATTTGACAAACGCAAAGCTGCGCGGCGAATCGTTACCTGTCACGACGAGAGAAAATAAAGCGTTCTCTAGCAAAAAAACGATGCGAAGGAGCGCGAAAAAACTGACGCCAGAACAAATCATCCTGATGATGAGCGAGGCAGAAACGGACTGAATATCAGAAACAGGCGGTGGCTTAAGAGTCGAAAAAGTGTCGAAATCAACGGGCGACAGAGTGTCGCAATGGGCAGAGGGTGTGAGGCGGAAGCCCCGATTTTGCTGGCTTTGGGCAACGATGGGCAACAACGGGCACCGGCAAAAACGGGTTCAAATCCCTATCTTCCCGCCATATC